ATTATGGAGACGATGGTGAGGGACAGTGTGTTTTTGTTCCTGGTCTAAGTCGGGTATCAGAAGAGCAGTATTCAGAGATGAAAGAAAGAATGAGCGAAGGATTAATACCTAACGTTAATGATCTTGGAGCGGTATACGATGCTCAAAAAACTTTAAAAGCACACGGAAGAGAGGCATACGAAAATGGATGATAACTTTGAATATATTCAAGCAAGTTTAAATACTCAATATAAAGAAACAAATGCTTTTGTTGAATTGGATCCCTTTACCAAGTCTTGGGATCAATTAAAAAACCTAAGTGGACTTGATAATAATTTTCGTCGCAGGACTGCAAGAAATATAACAAAAGCAGTAACAGACAATCCAGGGTATTTAGATTCCGCTAGTGCTAATCCTTCTGGAGATGACGCAGAATCAAAACAAATAAATCCTGGCACGGTATACAGAAATGGCTATGGCCTATTTGATGTAATTACCCCACCATACAATATGTATGAGTTAGCAAACTTTTATGATACAAACTTTGCTAATCACGCTGCTATTGACGCTAAGGTAGAAAATGTTGTTGGTCTTGGATACCGTTTTGATATTACAGATCGCACAATGCTTAGTTTTGAGATGAATGAAGATCAGGGCATGGTTGATAGAGCAAGAAACAGAATTGAAAGAGCAAAGATTATGCTTCGTGATTGGCTTGAAAATCTAAATGATGATGATTCTTTTACAACTACAATGGAAAAGGTTTACACTGATTTACAGGCTACTGGTAATGGGTTTCTTGAGGTTGGTCGTAAAGTAAACGGAGAAATTGGATACGTTGGTCACATTCCTGCAACAACTGTTCGTGTACGCCGACTTCGTGATGGGTTTGTTCAAATTATTGGAAACAAGATGGTTTATTTTAGAAACTTTAATGCAAAAAATCCTAATCCAATGGGAACTGACGGAAGACCAAATGAAATCATTCATCTTAAACAATACTCTCCTTTGAATACATTTTATGGTATTCCAGACATTCTTGCAGCAATGCCTTCATTAATTGGAGATCAACTTGCTTCACAATACAATATTGATTATTTTGAAAACAAGGCAGTACCAAGATATGTTATTACGGTAAAGGGTGCAAAATTATCTGCAGATGCAGAAGATAAGATGTTTAGGTTTTTGCAGACTGGCTTAAAGTCTCAATCACATAGAACTCTTTACATTCCACTTCCAGGAGACACCGAAAACAATAAGGTTGAATTTAAGATGGAGCCTATTGAAAACGGAGTTCAGGAAGGATCTTTTAGAGAGTATCGTAAACAAAATAGAGATGATATTTTGATTGCTCATCAGGTTCCTATTTCTAAACTTGGCGGATCTGACTCTGCAGCCATCGCTGCTGCAATTTCACAAGATCGTACATTTAAAGAACAGGTATCTAGACCAGCACAAAGGTACTTAGAGAAGATGGTTAATAAGATTGTTAAGGAAAAGACTGACGTTCTTGAATTAAGATTTAATGAGTTGACCTTAACAGATGAAATAGCACAGTCTCAAATTTTAGAGCGGTATGTAAAAACACAAGTAATGACCCCTAACGAGGCTCGTGAAAAACTAGACTTGCCACAAAGATCTGATGGCGACTCTCCCTTTATTATGAGTCCAAGACAGGCTACAGATGCTAGAGCAAATTTGGCGGGGAACAGACAAAGAGACACAGAACGAACAAATAATAATTCAGATTCTCCCTCTACAATAACAGGTCGTAATCCGCAAGGAGAGGGTCGCTCTTCTCAGTAATGTCCAAATACTGATATAAAGAGATGATATAATAAGATGGCAATGATTATAAATAAGGCTCAATGGACAACAGAGGGCAACAATGTTCGCTTTTCTATGCCTATTGGAAAAATTGATCAAGAACGCCGTATTGTTTCTGGTTTTGCAACTCTAGATAATGTAGATAAGCAAAATGATATTGTAACAACAGAGGCCAGCATGAATGCCTTTAAGAAATTTAGAGGAAATATTCGTGAAATGCATCAGCCAAACGCTGTTGGCAAGGTCGTGTCTTTTAAAGAAGATCGTTATTTTGATCCACAAACAAAAAAGTTTTACGGTGGTGTTTATGTTTCGGCATATGTATCAAAAGGTGCACAAAATACTTGGGAAAAAGTTCTTGATGGCACCCTAACTGGTTTCTCAATCGGAGGAAATATCACAAAATCTGATGATGAGTTTGATGAAGAAATAAAAAAATCAGTACGTATAATAAAAGAGTATAATTTAACTGAACTATCACTTGTTGACAACCCCGCCAACGAGTTCGCTAACGTTCTCTCAATTGAAAAAGGAGAACTTGGCGGGTATCTCGCAAAGGCAGTAGTTGACACAGTGTACTGGTGTAAGCAGCACGACATCGTTCGCTTATCTCCAGAAGATAAAGAATCTTGTCCTACTTGCGACTGTTCAATGCAAAATATTGGATTTGTTGAAAGAGAAGAAGATAATATTGAAATGCTAAAGTTCTTAGTTGATAGTGCAAAAGGCATTAGGACAATTAAGATGACAAAGGAGGATAATCCTATGACAGAAGAAACAGAGGTTGTAGCAGAGGCACCAGCCGAAGCCGCACCAGTTGTTGAAGATGTTGAGGTTGCTCCAGAGGCTACAACAGAAGTAGTAGCAGAAACAGAAGCAGTTGTTGAAGAGGCTGCTCCAGAAACAGAAATTGCTAAAACTAATGAAGTTGCTCCTTCTACAGAAGAAGTTGTAGAGAACAAAACAGATGCAGTTGCAGATATCGCCAAAAATGTAACTGACATTAAAGACTCTCTAACTAATGCCTTGAGCGATCTTGCTGGAACAGTTAAGTCCTTACAGGACAGTGTTGCAGCAATTACAAAGTCCCTTGAAGATGTTACAGGTCAAGTAAAGTCTGTATCAACTGATGTAAATCAGGTTAAGGGTTCTTTTGATGAATTTGGAAAGCGTGTTGATGCCGTAGAAGCAGACACAGCCTTCCGCAAGTCTGGCGATCTAGGCGAGATCGTACAGGAGTTTTCAGAAATGAAGGCTCAAAAATCCCTATGGGGCGGACGTTTCCTCAAAACAGCCGACCTATTTAACTAAACACTAAACGGAGGTGAATATATGTCGGAACAAGAAGTACAAGAAAAACTGATTAAAGCAGCCGAAGCAGGTGCTTTCGTATCTGGTGGAATTGGTAGCGCAACAGCAACCGATACTGACGGTAACGTATCTCCTGCAACTTCTCTTGGTAACGTTACTGGTGGTTACTTTGGTGTAACAACTGGCAACAATGCAGTAAATCCAACAGGATCAAACAGCGGTATTCTTAATCCAGAGCAGGCTCGTCGCTTTATTGACTACGTGTGGGATGCAACAGTTCTCGCCAAAGATGGTCGTAGAGTTACAATGAGAGCAAACACCATGGAGATCGAAAAGGTCAACGTTGGTGAAAGAGTAATTCGTGCAGCAGCGCAGGCTGATGACGCATACTCAAACGCTGGTGCTACATTCACAAAGGTAGAATTGACAACCAAAAAGATTCGTCTTGATTGGGAAGTCTCTACTGAGTCACTAGAAGACAATATTGAAGGAGCCGCTCTTGAAGATCGTCTCGTTCGATTGATGACCAATGCATTTGGTAATGACATTGAAGATCTAGCGATTAACGGTGATGGCGCAACAGCATCATTCCTTTCAATCATGTCTGGTTTCATTAAGCAAACCCGTGGTACAGTGGGTAATGCTGCTCATGAGTTATCTGCAACAGTTGAAGATAACAATTACACAACCACAGTGCTACAGAACTTGCTATTGGCAATGCCACGCAAGTATCGTGCACTTAAGAGTAATCTTAAGATTTATGCAGGCACTGATGCATTCGCTGGTATTGTTCGTAACAACGGTACCCTTGCAGATGCTATTTCTTCAGCATTCGCTGACAGAATTGGTAGCACACAAGCAAATCGTCAAGAATTTCTTGATGGTGGAGCGCAAACATTTGGTAACTCACGTACAACTCGTGTACTAGGTGTAGACGTTCTTGAGGTTCCTTACTATCCAGATGGTTATGTCGATTTGACATTCCCTGAAAACAGAGTATGGGGCTTCCAGCGTGATATCACGGTAAATCGTGAATACAAGCCAAAGAAGGACACTGTAGAATATACAGTATTCGTACGCTTTGGTATTGCATGGGAAGAGTTGGATGCAGTCGCATATGTCGACGCAGACAGCGCAGATTCCTAAAATTAAATAAGCAGGATTAAAGGAGAGCGGCGTAAAAACCGCTCTCTTTTAGCATTTCTGGTATAATGACAGTGGAGGAATAATGTTAGATTTAGAAGAATTAAAAACAAAAACAGTATTTGAACTAAAGTCTTATGCTAAAAAAAACAACATTGACCTTAAAGATGCAAAAACCAAAATAGAGATGTTAGATGCTTTACAAGGAAAAGAAATAATTGCTTTATCAAAGCCTAAAGAGCCTACAAAAAAAGTTGCCATATACTCAGATCATAATAAATACTCAGTAAATAAACAAAAAGGCTCGCTCAAAGTTGGTTATAATATAGTTAGTAAGGAGGCAGCCGATTGGTGGCTTTCTCGCAAGGGAGTTAGAGAAGCAACTCCTGAAGAGTTAGCAAGATACTACGGTGTAGAATAATGGAGATTTTACGTATTCCCCCATACCCGATTTCAATTTCTTATACGGTAACGGCGGCCAGCACGTCTCATTATTTAGTCATTTCTACAAATGACAGATACGAAGAAATCGTTGACGTTGCAGTTACATCTAACGCAAGCAGTGTTGTTACCTATACCCTGCCAGATTCTTTTTCTAAATATGATAGTCATTACGCCCTAGAAATATATGAAAAAATTGGCAGCACTCGTGGAGATGTTTTAATTGAAGATAATCTTGATATTGTTCGTCCATATGTTGATCCAAATGATTTGG